AATGGCTCTCAAAGGTAAACAAACAAAACTTGATGTCAATAAAAATGGCAAATTAGATAAAGATGATTTTGCTATGTTACGTGGCAAAAAGAGTCTCTCTAAAGCAAAGGGCAAGAAACAAGCAATGCCTCGTAAGAAAGGTATGTAATGTCTAAACATATGTCTGACGCTAAACAAGATGCCAAAGTTATGAAAGGCATGACTGCAGCCCAAAAGAAAAAATTTAAAAAGGCTGACAAGGCTATGGATAAAAAGAAACCATCTCGAGCAGAAGATGAGAAGATGGATAAGGCTCTAGCCAAAAAGATAAAAAAGAAGTAAAGAGTTAGGCCCCGAAAGGGGCCTTTCTTCTTTATCATTGCTATATCAGAACACCGCTGCGGTGCCTGACTACAGTTCCCACTGGTTGCGATAAAGGGGTCTATATGGCATGGAAGCCTTGGTACATGGAAGTTGCTGAGATGAACAATCAGCACGAACGTGAAGAGTTTATAAAGGGTGTGTTTGGATTCCGCCCTAAAGAAAAACGTCCCGCTATCGCATCGCTTATTGCAGGTACAGCCGTAGCCTATTTGGCTGGTGCTGCTTACGTTGGAACAAAAGCGAAAGCGAAAGCGAAGAAAAAGAAGTGACTTACCTTTCTAAAATAAGGACTTCTTTAAACAAATCTAGTCTTGAGACTACACGCATGATGTCTGCACATCTTCGGGCTGAAACCCGTGCCTCTGGATGGCCTGAGCACATTGTTCGTGGGATGCACGTCTCTTATGATGACGGCGCCTTTTCAGTTCGTTCTCACCCAGATCATCGTGCTGAAGTTTTAAATTTAGAGTACGGCACTCCAGGTACTCAACCAACCGCTGCAATCCGTAGATATAGCAATAGAACAGCCGAAGCAGAAAAGTTTTTACTGGGTAGAACAGCGCAGCATTTAAAGGCTTCCTCATGAGTTTCTTATTAGAAGAGGATGAAGCACTTCGTAATCTCCTTAAAGAGATGACGGTTACAGATCAAAAGGCATCCTCTGCTGCTGCAAAAACAGTAACAAGGAAAGCACTTACTACTAACGTTGTAACTTTAACAACCTCTACTAACCATGAGTTTGAAGTGGGTGACACCATAACAGTTTCTGGTATAGGTACTCCTTTTAATGGTTCTTACTTAGTTACTGCGATTCCATCAGTAACTACCTTTAAGTATGCAAAGGTCAATGCAAACATTGTTAGTGTTGCTTCAGGTGGCACAGTAACTCCAGGTACTACTAGAAAAGTGGGAGTCTGGTTTGGACAACCTGATCAAGAAATTCGTAGTCAGAGTTACCCTTATATAACTATTGACATGATAGACATGGCTGAAGATTTTCAACGGTCAATGCGTGGTAAAGTAAAACCAGCCTACTTATCAAACCCAGATACAATTGATGGTACAACTGCCTTTAATACAACCACTAATAATTGGGAAATTGATTTTCCTGTTCCAGTAAATATTGACTATCAAATAACTACTTATGCTCGTCAACCCCGTCATGACCGAGAAATTTTGGCGCAGTTATTATTCACAAAGATTCCATTACGATTTGCTGTTTTAGAAACTGGTCCAAATACCAGTGCTGGAACAACACGTCGTTTGGATGTTTTAGATGTCGCTAAAAGAGACATTACAGAACAAGGAAAACGCTTATTTGTAAATGCAATAACGGTGCGTGTCTCTAGCGAGATTGCACCAGTACTTTATAATAAGTTCTACAAGGTTAGTACACTAAACGTAACAGGCACAACTGGCAGCGCCAAAATTGGTCGTGGTCAATTTACGCCAATCTCGTACACAACACAGGCACCATAAGGAAACCCCTACCCAACTAGCAAGGAGAAATCATGGCTTATAGCCGTCCAGGTGTTTACATTAGTGAGCGCCTATTACCACCAGTAATTCCTAATGGAGTTACTGCAGATGCTGCTGGCGCAGTTGTTGCACCTTTTGCACAAGGCCCAGAAACAGTAACGCTTGTTTCATCTTGGTATGAATTTACCAAGTACTTTGGAGGTTACAACGCCTCTTATCCAGCCACCTTCCAGGTTGGCTCATTCTTTGCTAATGGTGGACGTGAACTTTATGTTCAACGTCTACTTGCGGCCAACGCTGTTGCTGCATCTAGAAGTTTAGTAGATTCAGGTAGCGTTGCACGAGTAACTGTTACATCTAAAAATGCTGGAACAGATGGAAATAATCTTCGTGTTGTTGTTACTGCTGGTGAAGTTGCTAGTACCTACACCCTAACTCTTTACAAAGAGTCTGGTGTAGCAAATGATATAACTGATGACATCCTTCTTGAACAATATTCAAATGTTGTTTTTAATGATGCTGCATCTAGTGATTACGCTCCAACAGTAATTAACTTATTATCATCAAATATTACAGTTGCTGTTATCGCTGGGTATGCTGGTCAAGGTATTGTAAGTGCTACTTATCCACTAACAAGTGGATCAAATGGTTCAGCAACAGCATCTACTGATTACACCAATTATAAGGCTGGTGGTTCTTCAGTCTTTCAACGATTTACACCTTTTGATCGTCCATTAGTTGTGTTTATTCCTGATGCAAATGCATTAGCATCTGGAACAGTTGCAGTATTTGATGCCGCAACTTCTTGGGCAGAAAGCAATAATGGATTTGTAGTTCTTGGAACTGATCCTGATCTAACAGTAGCAAATGCGGTTACTTTTGCAGCAAGTCTTACTGATACAAGCAATGCTGCTGTTTACTATCCAAACGTTTATATATCTGATCCACTTGGACGTGGCACAGGATCTCTTCGTAAGATAGAGCCAGCAGGTGCTGTAGTTGGTTTATACCTATCCACTGATGCAAGCCGTGGCGTATTCAAAGCCCCAGCAGGTATTGGTTCAGCAATTCAAGGAATTGTTGCTGTAGAAAAAACATTTACATCTACAGAACTTGACACAATGAATGCAAGCACATCTCCTGTAAATCCAATTCGTCAAATTCCTGGCGCTGGACTTTCAGTTATGGGTGCCCGCACATTGAAGCAAGATGGGACAGCAAACAAGTATGTAAACATGCGTCGTTCTTTAATTTACATTCGTAAGAATTTAAAAAATCTTACTGAGTTTGCAATATTTGAAAATAATGATGAACAATTGTGGTCACGTATTAATACTGCTCTTGGTTCATTCTTAAATGAATATCGTAACCAAGGCGGTCTTCGTGGTGCAATTGCTTCACAGGCTTACTTTGTTAAGTGTGATGCTGAAAACAACACAGCACAAACAATTGCAAATGGTGAAGTACACATTCAAGTTGGTGTTGCTCTTCAGTATCCAGCAGAGTTCATCGTCATCGACCTCAGCCAAAAGACGCTGAATTAATCCAAAGGAGAAATAAATAAATGCCTACAATCATTAATAATCGGTCATCATTAATTACCGATCCAATACGTAACTTTAGATTCTTAGTTACATTTAAAGCACTACCAACAGCAAGTACTGCCACAACCGCTGTGCAAACAGCCACTTTTGGTTTTACATCTGTATCAGGTATGGCTGTGACTACAGACTCTATCCCTTACCGTGAAGGCGGATACAACACCACCGTTCACCAAATTCCAGGACAAACTACATTTGCGCCAATTACTTTGCAACGTGGTGTGGTCCTAAACTCAAGTCAAAACTATGACTGGATGCGAAATATGTTTGCAACCGTTCAAGGTGGAGGCACTCGTTCTGCAACTCAGAACTTCCGCTGTGATCTAGAGATTGCAGTACTATCACATCCAATTCCTGGTTCTAATCCGTCGGATACAACTGCGGCACAAACAGACCATGTAGCAATGCGCTTTAATGTGTATAACTGCTGGCCAACTGCTGTGGCATACTCAGACTTAAACGCTGGTGATAACGCTCTATTTGTTGAGCAGATGACTCTAGTCCATGAGGGCTTTGATGTTAACTGGGCAGCAAACCTAACAACTTCAGCAGCAGCATTCCCAGCATAATCTAACAAAAGGATAACAATGACGAACACAATTAATGCAGCG